CGATCCCGAAAATGTTCTCGGAAACGCCCTGCTTCATAATGAAGATGAGGGCGTTTATGCTTACTGTTCGTTCAATGAAACTAAGAAGGCTCAGAGTGCTAAGCTTGCCGTTCTTCATGGCGATGTGGACTCTCTGTCCATCTGTGCAACACATCTCAAGCAGAATGGTGGAGACGTTCTTCACGGTGAGATCAAAGAAGTGTCTCTTGTGCTTGCCGGTGCAAATTCCGGCGCTCATATCGACGAGGTGATTCGTCACGGAGAAGTTTCCGAAGGCGAAGCCATCATTTTCATGAATGAGTTTATTGATCTTGAGCACGTTGACCCGGACATGAAAGAGGAGCCCGAAAAAGAATCCGAGGAACAGTCCGAAGAACAGAACACTGAGACCGAGGTCAAGTCCGAAGAAACTAACGAGCCCGAAAAGAAAACCGAAGAGGTTTCTCATGCGGATAATGAGCCTGAGCCGAAGATCGAAGAGAAACATGAAAAGACCGTTGCTGATGTTGTGAAATCTTTCAACAAGAAGCAGAAAGATCTTCTTTATACGTTCATCGGTCTTGCTCTGACTGATGATGGCTCTGAAGACTCTGACGATGAAGATCCTGACGAAGCAAACCATGCGGATGATTCCAACGATGACTCTGAAGAGACCGTTGAAGACATCATTAACACTATGACCGAAGAGCAGAAGAATGTCTTCTATCTTCTTGTTGGCCAGGCAAGGATCGAAGCCGAAAAGGCTGACGCAAAGCACTCTGATGAAGAGGAAGAAATCACCCACAACGATTCCAACAATTCTGAAAATACCGAAGGAGGTAATAATATGGAATACAATGTTTTCGAAAAGACCAAGGAGAACGAGGAAGTTCTCACCCACGCCGAGCAGATTGAGATCCTCAACGACGCGAAGAAGATGGGCAGCCTGAAAGAAGCTGTTCTTAAGCACGGTATCACCGACATCAGCAATGCGTATCCCGATTACAAGAACTACACTAACCGCCCTGAGCTTATCAAGGAAAACCAGAACTGGGTTACCACAGTTATGAACGGCGTTCATCACACCCCGTTCTCCCGTATCAGGTCCATCTTTGCTGACATCACTCCTGATGAAGCTCGTGCAAAGGGTTACGCAAAGGGCACTGAGAAGGTCGAAGAGGTCATCGCTCTCCTGAAGCGTGAGACTCCTGCCACCACCATCTACAAGCTCCAGAAGATCGACCGCGATGACGTTCTCGACATCACCGATTTCGACGTTGTTGCATGGCTGAAGGCTGAAATGAAGCTCAAGCTTGATGAAGAGCGTGCTCGCGCTTACCTGATTGGTGACGGTCGCGGTATCTCTGCTCCTGGCAAGATCGACGAGACCAAGATCCGTCCGATTTGGACTATGGAAGACCTCTTCGCTGTCAATGCTGTGTTCACTGTTGCGGCTAACGCTACCACTGAAGACATCGCTAAGGGCGTCATTCGTGCTGCCGTTAAGGGCTTCGACGATTACGATGGCTCTGGCAACACGACCGCATTCATTGCGACGGACAAGCTCTCCGATCTGATGCTTCTCGAGGATGGCTTCGGTCACAGACTTTACAAGTCCAAGGCGGAGCTTGCTTCTGCGATGCTCGTTGACAATGTTGTCGGCGTTCCGGTCATGAAGAACAAGACCAGAACAGTGTCTGGTGCTACTAGAGTTCTTGATGCGATCATCGTCGACCTCAACGATTACAATGTCGGTAACGACAAGGGCGGTCAGGTCAACTGGTTCGATGATTTCGATATCGACTTCAACAAGCTTGAGTACCTTATCGAGACTCGTGAGTCTGGTACTCTTGTTAAGCCGAATTCTGCGATCGTCGTTGAGCACGTGGTGGGGGAATAATCTCTGGCGTGATTCTGGATCATACATATGATCCGATTCTAGATCACGCCAAGGACCCTATTCAGCCATCGGATGATGAATAAGTGAGGAATTCAAAATGGCGAAATATTATGGAACAGTTGGCTATATGCGAACGGAAGAGACCGATCCTGTGAACCATCCCGGTGTTTACACAGAGGTTGAAACCGAACGACATTACTATGGCGATGTGTTATCAAACAACCGACGCTATGAAACTGGCGAAGGTTTAAACGACAACATCAATGTTCGTAATGAGATCAGCATTCTTGCCGATCCTTTTGCTATGGAGAATCTTGCTTATATGCGGTATCTGACATGGCTTGGCAACAAGTGGAAAATCACGGATGTGAAAGTGAATTATCCGAGAATCATTCTTACCGTTGGAGGTGTTTGGAATGGACCGGAGAATTGAACTGCAACATATTCTTGAAGATCTGCTTGGGTCAAGCCATGTTTACTTTCAGCCGCCCGAGAGTGTCAGATTGGTGTATCCATGCATCATCTATAATCTCGACAGATATTTCATAGCGAAAGCTGATAATAAGACATATCTCGGCAAAAAGAGATATTTTGTCAATATTATCAGCAAAGATCCGGATTATCCGCTCGTGGATAAGATGCTTGAACTGCCACTGTGCAGCTTTAATCGGCATTATACGGCAGATAATCTGAATCATTGGGCATTCGAATTATATTACTGAGGAGGACTAACTCATGCCTACTAATGATTTTAATATTAAATGGGATGCCACTGGTGAGCACCTTTATGAGACTGGTGTAGACCGTGGTGTTCTTTATCCTTATGACAACGAAAACAGCACATATGGCGCTGGTGTTGCTTGGAATGGCCTTACTTCTGTTTCTCAGAATCCTTCTGGTGCGGAAGCAAGTGATTTCTGGGCTGACAACATTAAGTATCTGAATCTGAGATCTGGCGAAGACTTTGGCGCTACGATCGAAGCATACACTTATCCGAATGAATTCGCAGAATGTGATGGTTCTGCCGAAGTTGCTACTGGTGTTAAGATCGGTCAGCAGACCAGAAAGATGTTCGGCTTCACTTACAGAACTCTGATCGGTAACGATACTGATGGTCAGGATCACGGTTATAAGATTCATCTGATTTATGGCGCAACCGCAGCTCCTTCTGAGAGAAGCTACTCTACTGTCAACGAATCTCCCGAACCGATGACGATGTCCTGGGAAATCAATACCGTTCCGGTTCCGGTTGCAAACTACAAGCCCACTGCTCACATCGAAATCGACTCGACTAAGTGCGACGCTACCAAGCTTGGCAACCTCGAGCAGATTCTTTATGGTACGCCTGCTGCCGGTCAGACTGCTGCTGTCGACGCCAGACTGCCTCTGCCCGCTGAAGTTATCAGCACTCTTTCCTAAGATAGTACAACATCTTTTATCGCTTGGGACCGTATTCAGTAAGGCTGGCGGTCCCTTATTTTTTTTATACCGAAAGGGGAAATTTACCATGTATGTGAAGAACATGACCTACAAGGATTTCAACGACGAGGAAAGAAACGAAGACTTCTATTTCAACCTCACGAAAGCTGAAATCACCGAAATGGAACTCTCGACCGAAGGTGGCCTCGGTGCTACGATCGAGAGAATCACCAAGGCAAAAGATACGCCTGCAATCATCAAGATCTTCAAGGAACTTATCTTGAAGTCTTACGGCGTGAAATCTCCGGACGGCAAGAGATTTATTAAGTCTCCCGAGCTCTCTGAAGAATTTGCGCAGACAAACGCTTACTCTGATCTGTTCGTTGCGCTTGCAAGCGATTCCAAGGAAGCAGCAGCTTTTGTGAATGGCATTATGCCTGCTGACGTTAAGGAATCTGTTGGACAGGTTGCTGTAATCGAATAAACATAGCCTATGCTTCGCCTAGTAATTCCCGGAGGAGACTATTGGGATGAGCGAACACAGGAATTTTTCTATATAGAGGGACAAACCATCTTACTGGAGCATTCGCTCGTCTCTCTTGCTAAGTGGGAATCAAAATGGAAGAAACCGTTTCTGTCAAAGGAAGAAAAGACTCATGCTGAAACTATTGACTATGTGCGATGCATGACTTTAACTCCAAATGTTAATAGCAGAGTATATGAAACATTGTCGAAAAGGACAATTGATATTATCTTGGGCTACATTAACGATCCAATGACAGCTACAACGATTTCCGAAAGAGGACCGCAAAAGCAACCAAGAAGGAACATAATCACTGCTGAGGTCATTTATTACTGGATGGTCTCTTTGCAGATACCTTTTGAACCGTGTGAGAACTGGCATTTGAACAGACTCATCACACTTATTCGTGTATGTAATGCCGAGAATCAGCCCAAAAAGAAACAATCTATGAAGGAGATTATGGCGGATCACGCGAGAATCAATGCTGAGAACAGAAAGCGACTCGGCACAAAAGGATAGATGAAAGGAGGCGTCGTATGATTAAGTTCAAACAGAAAGGCGATTTTAAGACCCTCACAAACTATTTGCTGAAGGTCAATAAAGGCTTCAATGTTGGAATCCTTGACAAATACGGCGAGGAAGGCGTTACTGCGCTCAGATCTGCGACGCCTAAAGATACAGGATTAACCGCGGATTCCTGGGAATATCGTGTTATACGCGGAGACGGGAGCGTGTCCATCATGTTTAACAATACGAACGTTCAAAATGGAGTTCCAATTGCAGTTATATTGCAGTATGGGCATGCTACAAGAAATGGCGGGTATGTGCAGGGCATCGATTATATCAACCCTGCGCTCCGCCCTGTTTTTGAAAAAATCGCTGAAGAGGCATGGGAGGAGGTGAAGCGCGTTGGCTAGAACAATTGATGAAAAAGTCGTAGAGATGCGGTTTGATAACCGCGATTTCGAGTCAAATGTATCGCAGAGTATGTCGACGCTCGACAAGCTCAAGAGCGCGCTTAACTTCGATGGTGTAGAGAAAGCGTTCTCCGGTATCTCTTCGGCTGCTGATAAAGTTAATTTGCACGGTATGTCTGATGCGCTCGATGGGCTTGGCAACAAATTCTCAGCGCTTGAGACGATTGCCGTTGGTGCTCTTATGAATATAGGAGCTGCTGCAAGTTCATATGTTATAGATAAGCTCAAAGAAGTGTCAATCGATCAGGTAACCGAAGGATTCAGCAAATACGGCGAGAAAACGACCGCTGTGCAAACAATAATGAACGCTACCGGCCGAAAGATTGATGATGTTTCTGAGAAACTGAAAACACTGAACTGGTTTACTGACGAGACTTCTTATAACTTTACCGATATGACTAATAGTATCGGTAAATTCACGTCTCAGGGCGTTGAATTGGAAGATGCTGTTGCAGCGATGGAAGGTATTTCCACTGCAGCAGCGCTTGCTGGTCAGAATGCTCAGTCCGCCAGCCGAGTCATGTATAACTTCTCACAGGCGCTCGGTATGGGTTCTGTGAAGTTACAGGACTGGATGTCTGTTGAAAATGCGAATATGGCAACGGAAGAGTTCAAACAGACGATCATCGATACAGCTGTTGAGCTTGGCAAACTCGATAAATACGGAAATATTCTCCAGAATACGGCCAGCAACTATTCCGGAGACAACTTTGTAAATGTCGGAAACTTCAGAACGACGCTTGCGGCCGGATGGTTTGATACCGATGTCCTCATCAAAGCGATGAATAAATTCGGCGGCTTTGCTGGTCGTTTAAATGAAGTATATGATGTATTCAATGAAAATTATGATGTGACAACATCGCAGATACTTAAGTGGATCAAGCAGTATGAAGACGGAACGCTTGATATCGAGGATGTTGTTAAAAAGACAGGTTTTGCAGCAGAAGAAATTCTCCCCTATCTCAGTGAGCTCAGTAGCGAAGAATATGAACTTGGCAGACGTGCTTTTGCTGCGGCTCAGGAAGCAAAGACTTTTGAAGATGTCGTAAATGCTACCAAAGATGCGGTTTCCACTGGTTGGATGAATGTCTTCGAACAGATATTCGGCAACTATGAAGAAGCAAAAACCATGTGGACCGAATTATCTAATGAATTGTGGGATATTTTTGCTGGTCCTGTGAGCAGTCTGAATGATTTATTGACGGATTGGAACAATATTAAAACTCCGGACGGTTTAAACGGCAGAGGATTACTGATCCAGTCTTTTAAGGATCTTTACCATGCCGCTCGCAATATCATTGATCCAATTACGGAAGCATGGGAAGCCATTTTTCCGCCGATAGACGGGCAGCAGCTTTTCGATCTCACTGCGAGATTTCAGGCGTTTACTGAAGGTCTTCAGATTAGTGAAGAAACCATGGCACGAATCGGAGAAGCATTTGAGAAGATTTTTGGTGCCATCAAGTTTGTAACAGATGGGATAAAATCTCTTTCAAGTGCCTTCACGGATGGCTTGTTCGGTGAGATGGGCGATGGCTTTGGCAAAGGCATTCTGATTGCAATTGAAGATATATCTGACGGAATTGACGCGTTTGTACAAAAATTAAAAGGCATTTCTGCTGTTTACGAGATTTTCGATGAGACTGGCAGAGCCGGAGGAAAACTTGAAAAGCTTAAGGAAGCTTATCCTGTTCTTTATGGGCTCGTTGATATTTTTCATAAGTTAAGAGAGAGCCTCTCATCTATTGGCGAGTATTTCGGCAAACTGTTTTCTCTCAATGAATATTTCGTATATTTCGGAGAAGCAGGCGAGGGAATTGCTGGTGTCGTTAATATTATCACTTTTTCCATCAGAGATTTGTTCAATCTCATTACCGATCTTGTAAAAACCTGGACCGGAATCGACTTGACTGAGCCGTTCAATAAGGCGTGGGAAGTAATATTAAAATTTGAGCGAACAATCGAGAGTCTTCAGGCAGATGGAGTATTTGACCGCCTCGGTGAAAAATTTTGGGGACTTTTTGGCACATTTGAAGAGCGTTTCGGTTCCATTATCGACTGGCTTAAGCCTCTTGGCGATGCAATGTCGTCCATATGGAATGATATGATCGATGGGATCGGCATGCTAATCGGGAAAGAAGGAGAAGGAGTCGAGGGTTTCTTTGCTAATATTGAGAAGGGCCTCGATGCTGTCAATGATTTCATCGCTAATTCGCCGACGCTTGGAAAAGTTGTAAATGGATTCAAAGGAATCATCAGTGATATTTCCGAGTTTCTTGCGAAATTTTTATCGTTTAGTGACATAATTCAAACTTTTAGAGATGCTGGTGGTGGGCTTTCTGGCATTGCGGCAGTCATCACTCAGAAGCTGAGGGATATTCTCGATCTGATTGCTGATGTAATTCAGAGAGTAACTGGACTGGATTTGCACCAAATTGCCGATACAGCGGCTACAGTTTTTGGTAAAGTCAGCGAATTTGTCGTTGCAGCAATTGGACATGTTAAGTCTTTCTTTGCTCTGTTTAAGAAGGATGAAACAAAAGAGTTTGACGAGTTTGGGGATAAAGCTGAAAAGAAATTATCGCCGTTGGCAAGTTTGCTTGAGGGTTTAAAGAAACTTTTCGGTGGTCTTTGGACAGTTTTGAAGAAACTTCAGCCGGTATTTGATGTTATTATTACGAAAGCCGGTGAAGCGTTAGGCGCCCTTGGCGAATCGATTGGCAATGCATTCAAGAATGCCGATATTGGTTCCATTCTTGATCTTGTATCAAAAGGATTTGGAATAGCAATTAAAGCCGGATTTGCTAAACTCATATTTAATGTTGGCGATCTGACGAAAAAGTTTGGCGGTGTATTTGAGAGCATTAGCGACACCATCGAATCTTTTCAGAAAAAAGTGAAGCCGAGAGATATAGTTGCGATCGCGGTTGCAATAGGCATCATTACCGCTTCTCTTATTGCGTTAAGCGGAGTTGATGCAGAAGGATTGTCTGTTGGGCTTGGTGGAGTTGCAGGTATTCTTGCCGAACTCATTGGTGCAATGGCTGTTAGTAATGAGCTTAACGGCGGTACCGCAAAGAAGTCGAACAATGCGATGACACAGCTTATTGCTATGGCTGCTTCCTTATATATCGCAGCTGCCGCTTTGAAAAAAATCGGTGAACTTGAGTGGGATCAGATTCAAAATGGTCTTGCAGGAATGGGCCTTGCTCTTGCAGAAATGTCTCTTGCTGTCGTTGCGATTGACAAGTTCGGCGGAAAGAACAATGGCAAAGGTGCCACAATGATTGCTCTATCCATTTCGATGCTCGTTGTTGCTCAGGCACTTAAGAGTATTGGGAAAATGGAGTGGGAAGCCATCACCAAAGGACTTGTCGGTATGGGGGTTGCTCTTGCTGAAATGTCTCTTGCTGTCATTGCGATCGACAAGTTTGGCAGTTCACATGGCGGAACCGGTGCTACGATGCTTGCCTTGACAATATCGATGAATATTCTTGCTCTTGCGCTAAAGAATATTGCAGAAATGGGATGGGATAGCATTGTTGATGGTCTTGCCGGAATGGGACTTGCTCTTGCCGAAATTACAATCGCTATGATTGCACTGAACAAGTTTGGAGGAAACGGACTTCTTGCTGCTGTCGGTTTTGGCGCAATGGCTGCCGCATTAATTTTGCTGACGGTTCCTCTTAAGACTTTTAGCGAAATGAGCCTTGCAGAAATTGCAAAGAGTTTACTTATGGTGTTTGGATCATTCGTTATTATCGGAGGTCTTGGAGTCGTTCTTGGCAAATTTGCTCTTTCGATAATTGCGTTTGCAGCATCATTGGCAACAATCGCTGCGGCACTGATGCTATTGACACCTTCGTTAATGCTTCTCGGTTCCATGTCTCTTAGCGAGATCGTTAAGAGTCTTTTAAGCATGGCTGCAGCATTTGTTATTATTGGTGGTCTTGGAGCTGTATTTGGCACAGTTTCACCGATGATTTTACTGTTTTCTGTTGCTCTTGCCGCAATTGCTGCTGCGCTTTTGCTTCTTGTTCCATCATTAGAATTGCTTGGCTCTATGGCTCTTGGCGAAATCGTAAAGAGCTTAGTGACCATGGCAGCGGCATTTGCCATTATCGGTGGTCTTGGAGCTGTATTCGGTACTGTTTCGCCGATGATCCTTTTGTTCTCAGTTGCTTTGGCGGCTGTCGCTGCAGCATTATTAATCCTTGTTCCATCTCTTCAGATACTCGGTTCCATGTCTCTTGGCGAAATTATCAAGAGCCTCGTGGCATTAGCAGGTGTGTTTGCGATTGTCGGGGTTGCTGGTCTTCTTCTTGGACCAATTACACCGCTGATATTGTTACTGTCTGTGGCAGTTGCTGCTCTTGGAGTGGCAGTTCTTGGAGTCGGAGCAGGACTTACATTATTTGCAACTGGTCTTGAAGTATTGGCGGCCGTAGGCAGCGCTGGCATTTCTTTGCTAGTACTTGCGATCACATCGATTATCGAACTTATACCGAAATTGGTGCTGAAAATTGGAGAAGGCATAGTTGAGATCATTAAGCTTATCGGCACAAATGCCCCGATTATTGCAGAAAATGTTGTTAAGGTTGCTGCGGCAATTCTCGATGCGGCTCAGGTTTTGATTCCGAAGCTTGTTGAGACCGTTATCACTATTATTGATAGCGTTCTGGCAACTCTTGCAGAGCATTCTGGAAGTATTATCGATTCTGTAGCAACGATCGTTCTTAATCTTCTTAACGGTATTGCTACATACCTGCCAGACTTCATTCAGGCAGGTGTTGACATTGTGTTGAGTTTGATTGAAGGTCTTGGACAGGGTATTGTCGACAATGCGGAAAGAGCAAGAGAAGCTTTCACGAATCTGTTCAAAGGCATTGTTGAAGCAATTCTGATCTTCCTCGGTGTCGACAAAGACAAGGCTGAAGAATTCGTCAATATCGCAGGAGATATGATTAATGGTCTGACTTCTGGTATCGCGGAATTCGCTATGAATGCATTCCTTGCGATTGGCGAATTTATGACAAATCTTGTCGAGAAAGTCAAAGAGAAGCTTCCTGAGTTCATTGATCGAGGCAAAGAGATCATCGACAATCTCAAAGAAGGCTTTACCAGTAAGGTTGAGGAAGCTGTTGAAGCGCTCAAGACCGTTGTCGGAAAGATCATTGATGGTGCAAAATCCGTTGTCAGTAAAGCAAAAGATCTTGGAAAGAGTATCATCGATAAGATCAAAGGTGGAACCGAAGAGCCGGAATCGAAAGAGACTGCTCAGAACGTCGGCAAGTCTGTTGGCGATAATGTTGCAAAGGGGCTTGAGAAATCTTCCGATACAACAATCAGGAAAGCCGCTAAGAAAGTCATTAATCAAGCCGTCAATTCGATGAAACAAGAAGCTGCGATTAGTTCTCCTTCTGAAGTAACAAGAGAAGAAGTTGGACAGTATCTCGGTGCCGGCGTTGCATCTGGTTTATTTGACAGTGTTCCGGGCTGTGAGGCAAAAGCAAAAGATCTTATGTCTAAAGTCACTGGAACGATGAAGAAAGATGAGTTTCTTAAAGAAGCTCAAGATGCCGGTTTTGATATCGGCGCTGGATATTTCGATGGCTTGTTCCAGAATGAAGAAGACATTTCGGAGATCGGCGGAGATTTCGTCACCACTTTTGCCGAAAGCGCTGTTTCTAACAAGATGGAGGCATACGATGCAGGTACAGATGTTGGCGGATCTATTTGTGACGGTCTCGTCTCTCAGTACGGCTCCATGCTCTCCGCAGGTGAATACGATGCTTCCGGAGCTATTGCCGGTATCTCATCCTATGCAGAAGGCGGCGACAATGCTTGGTACACGCAGGATGTTACGACTGATTTTGTGACTACTGTTGCAGACGGTATGGTCAGCAATGTGGATCTTGTCGAAGGCGCAGGACGAACGATGGCGGAAGCCGCTCAGGACGGATTCCTCGGAGCTGGTTGGAATGAATTCCAGCAGAAAGCATTCGAGCCGTTCAAAGAAGCATTTGAAGGCATCTCCGGCTATGCATCTGATCCGTGGTTTGTCATGAATAATGACCAGCTCGATGAGTACACAAGAAATCTGAAGAAGCGGCTCGATGGTATCAGCGACAGCACAACCTCTGTTACCCGTGTAGTCCAGTATGGCGACATGCAGCTTGCGAGCGATGAACTTGAGGCATATCAGATGAGCCTTGATCCTTCTTCTGCCCGTGCATTTGGATATTTGATGAATGGCTTCGACGCTGTAGATCAGGTTAGTGTGCTTCAGGCTCAGCTCGATGAAGAACGCATGGCTCGTGAAAATGCCGAAGCAAAATTGGCCGAGCAGAGTTCTCATGGCGAACGTTGGCTTGAAGCGATCAACGGCAACATTGAAGATCTTAAGAACAAGAACACAGACATCTATCTCGATACCGGAGTTCTCGCTGGCGGTACATACCAAAAGACGGACGAACTCATGGGTACAAGATGGGCAATGTCCAGAAGGGGGGTCTAACAGATGTATCACTCTATCACGATCGGTGAGAAAAACACCTATGACGATTGGCATCTGGTAGCTTCCGAACGTCCTGTAGTTGTTCCTGCTGCTCCTAAAATGAGGTATATTGACATTCCCGGCGCGAACGGGTCGATTGATTTGACCGATGCTCTCGCCGGGAGAGCCTCATTATCCAATAGAGAAGGAAGCTTTGAATTCTACGTACTGAATGACTATCCGGGCTATGACTGGGCGGCTCTGTATGGAGAGATCGCTCAGTATCTGCATGGCAGGAAATTCAAAATGACTCTGGAAGACGATCCGAACTACTACTATGAGGGACGGTTTGCAATCAATGCGTGGAAGAGCCAGCCGGATTGGTCAAGGCTCACGATTGACTACAACCTTGATCCGAATAAGTATTGGCAGGGAAGCGGCACAGAGCCTACTCCGGCCGAAGAACAGGGCAGCGGACTTGAGAAAGCGAAGCTGCGTCGTGGGTCCGGCATCTCCTATCACTCTGTTGTGTTTGGGGATATGAACACTTATGATGACTGGCATCTTGTAGCTTCCGAGCGTCCGACTGTTGCGATGCCGAAGGTGAAAACACAGTATTACGACGCACCGGGATCAGATGGACAGATTGATGTAACAAATGCTCTGTCTGCTGAACCTGCGTATTCGAACCGTGAGGGCAGCTTTGAATTTTATGTTTTAAATGACGATCCGGACTACAACTGGGTCGAAGTTTACGATAAAATTGTGAACTACCTCCACGGTAAGAAGATGAAGATGATTCTCGAGGATGATCCGGAGTACTACTACAAGGGACGGTTTGCTGTAGAGGATTGGAAGACGCAGCCTGATTGGTCGCGCATCACAATCTCCTATAATCTCGAACCTTTTAAGTACTATGTGGATGATGACCGGTACGCGATCCTTGACTGGGAGACGAATCCGATTCTCGACAATAAGACCGATAAGATTTACAGCAGCATTTACGCATGGGAGCTGTAAGTCGGCATAACAAATAAAAGTGAGGTGGAATGAATGCCGAAAATTAATCAGTTAAAACCCGCAACCTCGCTTGCGAATACAGACATCATGATCGCTGATACCTCGACTGGCAGCGACACAAGAAAGATTGCATATTCAGACCTGAGAACGCAGGTTCAAAATGAGAGTAAAAGTGTGTTTGCTCTGAAGGGGGAAACGGCTACCGATGAACAGGTTACGACGGCAGTAACAAACTGGCTTGATACGAATGTGGATCCTGTTGGATCTGCAGTTGTTGTAGACAAAACGCTCTCCATCGATGGCGCGGCGGCTGATGCCAAAACGACTGGTGATGGAATTGCTGATTTAAAAAGCGCAATAAGTGAACCGGAATTCTCATGGCAGATTGGAAGATACATCAGCGGAAGCGGTGTGATTGGCAATGACTCAAAATATGCTGCCTCTACAAAGATTCTCGTTCAACCGGGGGATAGCATACGCGCCGAAATTAACGGCTCGCACAGTGACAAAACATTATGGTTTGTTTATTATAATGACGATACGTTTGTAAGCAGAATTGCCGGAAGCACATCGAACGATAATGTTGTGCCAAACGGAGCAAACACGTTAAGATTTTCAATTGCCACTTCTGCAACCATGACCGCTGAAATTGCAAGTGATTTTCAATTTACTTTTTACAGTAAACCGATGGCGCGTCAAGAATCACTTAAATTAAAGCAAAATCTATATGCTTATAACTGCACAGATATTCTTGAAGGGCGGCTGAAACTGATAAATGATAAGATAAACTCGAGTTTTAATATAGTTGCAAACGGCGATAACAGTTTCACCTTCTGGGGTACAGCGGGATCTGGTGGCAACTTCAATGTTTTTCAATCGTTGAATAACTTGCCAGATTGGATTGAAGT